CGGAGGCTCCGCGCCTCAGTGTCGGTTTATCTGTCCCGGGCGCCGGCGCTGGTGCCGGTGTCGGATCTCCATAGTCCACGTATTTCATCTCCCCCCAGCACGTCCATTTTGCAAGCGTCACGGCAGTGGTGATCACGCCCTTCTGCACCCCGCCGGCCTCGAGCACCTTTCCGTCGCCGATATAGATGCCGACATGGTTGTGATCGCCGTCAGCGATGCCGGTGAAGATCGCGCTGCCAGGCTTCAGCTCCTGGCCGTCCGTCCTGGCGCCTTTACTGAGCCGGCCTTTGTTGACGGTGTACTTGCTCCACATCGAGTTGCTTCCGTGGTACATGTAGCTGCCAAGTTCCTTCATGGCGAGATACCAGACACCGGAGCAGTCGATCACATGTTTTCCGACCCACTGCTGGCCGTATTTCTTGACCTGTTCATCCGTGGAGGCATCCTGCTTCGCCTGAGTCCAGATCTGGCCGGAGGCGCCGTAGATGTACCCCCAGCCCTCATTCAGGTAGCGCATACAGTGCGCGATCAGATCTGCAGGCTTAACGGTTGCGTATGCCATTTACTCCCACCACTTCCTTTTTTGCTGCTCGCGCTCTTCATCTCTGGACACCTCAGCGAGCGCAATCACAAACATACCGAAGATAACGCCACCGAAGAACGCAAAAACCAACCATGCCCAATGGATCACCAGATCACCTCCAAAAGGTCAGCCGCCAGGGCGATCACCCTGACGGCCGTTGTAACTTATTTGTTCCCTCAAAGTTCGGTAACTATATGTCCTCCTTGACACCCATTGGTACAATAGAATCGAGGTGACGCATATGGGTGCCAAGGGTGGACGCAACCTTCGTGGCATTGAGGGAGATCCTTCCGAAGAAGGTCTGTACGTTAAAGTCAATGTCACGATGCCACCATCCATGATCAAGCGTCTGGACAAATTCATGAATGAAGAAGAGCGTTCCCGTTCGTGGATTATCCAGAAGGCCGTGGATGAATGGCTGAAGGAGCGGGGGTTTTAAGCCCCCGTTTTCCTTTCCACATTAGTGTGTACTGATGGGTATCGATACACACTAATTGCGACCTTTAAATTACGATGAAAATACAATCTGCATGAAATTATCAGATACTTGCCTGGCAGTCACATACATTTTCCCATTGTGAATATCAATGCCCTCTGGTTCATTGTCAATGAATGCTGTTGTATCAACTTTTGAAATGCACTTGCCAGCCAGATCATAAACAGCAACGCCCGTTTTAGATCCGTCAGGATTCTCATATTTTCCATGCACAATGTAGATTTTATTGTTTGCAATGCAACCGCTTTGATAATATGCCCTGTATTCATCAAAGAAAAACGCATCTATCACATCACTGTCTGTCAGTTCAACAATTAACACACCATTGTTCTCTGTTCCGTCACTAATGAGCGGAAGATTAAACACACAGCAATACAATCTGTTATTTGATGCAGAAATTGAGGAAAGTTCCCTCTGGATGTAATAGATTTTGTTATTCCATGTGTTTACAAGGCACATACTTCCGGTTGCCTTTTTATGCTCAGTAAGATTGAAACTGATGATCTGTTTCAGTGTTGATCCTGTCTGCGTAACAGATTCAACATAAGCACAGAAGTTTGTCAGATCTCCGCTTATATACAGAGCAGGAAATGCAGTATTTCCGGTGAAATATTCATTTCCAAAGTTCAGCGTTGCAGAATGGTTTGTCTCCCCTTTTGATCCGAGATCGAAAGAAGCAATCAGTTCATTTGTCGACAAGTTATATGTCTTCATCAGTCCCGTATCATATGAGACAAACAATGTATTTCCGTGAATTGCGAAATCCTGCATTGCTTCTGAATTGTAAGAATGTGCAATTGTCATAATTGGAGCAACATAATACGTCTGATCTCTAAGGTCAATTTTTTCACCTTTAACTGTTTCGCTGTACATTCCAGATGAGTTGCTGACCATGACAAATTTATAATTTTCATAATCAGAAGCTCTCTTTGCAACAACAGAAGTATCAGATGCCCGTTCTGATATTGTAAACACAACACCTTCTGCATTCACCGGGACGGTAATAAAATCACCATCACGAACTGTCCCTTCTGCATCAACACTGTGAGATTCAATAATCGTTTTTCCCGTTTTTACCGGAATCCCTGTAAATGCATCAGACAAGAAATAATATCCAATTGAATAATAATTTCCTTCGCTGGTCAAAGGCTTTGATACTCTGATCGCAACATTTTTCTGTTCGTTGCTGTTTATTGGGAAAATACCGCAACAAACATTGTTCAGATTGTTTGCATTCTCAAAAGTACCATTCCTGATATGGTATTCTGTTTTTGTGTCAAGATCCGATACAAGTTGTGTCAGCACGTAATAGCCAATAAGTTCAAAATTCCCGTATGTTGTTGTATCAATAAACGTTGTAAACCGAGCATACACAGCATTGGTCGGAACTGCAAGCAATTCCATACCAACATATCCATTGGATTCCTGTGATTTTTCACCCTGTATCCCGGATATATATTCTTTGCTGGCATTATAAAAAGCTACACCACCATAGGGATTTGATGCTGTGTACCCTGTTTTCTTGTAATATATCTTATCGTATTTTCTTAAATCAACATAATCCGTATGTTCTGTGACAGATGAACTTGCTATTGAACCATCAAAATATCTTACATATCCAGACAGAAGTGTGACAGGAATATTTACGGGACTTCCAAACGACAAGCAATCTTCTAATTCGTTAATTGCGCTCTTTAAGTCACCAACCAGATCCGCCGGCGCAGCTGCGGAAGACCCCGTCAGAGACCGGTCCAGCGGAGGACTGTCCGGGTTTGTGATGTTCTCATCGCACCAAGAATCAACAGCTTCCGCAATGTCCTGTGGATCCACAGATCCGCCGCCGCCGAACTTCTTGATCAGGCCGAGAACTGTTCCAATACTTACACCCATGTCAGTCACCCGCCTTCAGCCAGGAATCGGTATCTTCATCCCAGAAATACACGTCGAGCGTATCGATCTCGAAGAACGTGCTTCCGGTGGCGAGTCCGTCCATGGGCTTCACATCTGTGCTCTTTCCTGAAAACTCCTTATAGTTGTGCCCAGGTTCGATGTTCTGCAGATCTGTCTGTCTTACCATTTTGTTCACCCCTTCTTTTTATTCAAGCAGCGCCAGCAGCTGCGCCAGCTGTGCCGCGCTGATCGAGACTTCGTCTGCGGTTCCTTTTCCCAACGTCAGACTCCCGGAAATGGATTCGTTCCCCTGCCAGTCCAGTGTGCGAGCGTTCGACCGGTTCACGGAAGTCCCGTTTCCGACAATCTCAGCGTACAGAGTTCCGTCCCCTGGAATCTGGTCCCATTTTTCAGGGTGGAAAGTAGAATCCGAGTTGGGAATCATGCAGATCCAGTATTCCACGTTGAATGTCTGATCGTTCAGGGTGGTGACCTTGCTGCCTTTGAGGTAGTTTTCCCCTGGCTGCCAGCTTTCATAAGTGCTCGGACCGTCAGGCAGGTTATACTTGCCGCATACATGCTGATGGGCGCCGCCTGCAATAGTCCCATATCCGAATGCACTGGAGTTTAGCGCTGTCGCTTCCCCATTGTTTCCGATAGCGATGGATCCCTGCCCCTTGTCGGTTCCGGTCCGTCTGCCCAGGCTGATGCTGCCGGAGAACTCCGGGTTTATTTTCGGCGCGTACCCGGACAGATCCGGGATCACACCGGCCGCCAGGTCCCCAGCCGGGATGCCGGTCTCGGGCTTTTCGTATTTTGTTTCGTCCAGGGTTCCGACCGCGTTATCGATCTTGGAGAAGTTCTCGTTCAGCGTCTGCCTGCTGACGTTCTCATTGCCGGACGGCAGTGTCAGATTGAGATTTGTGGTAGATGTTGCCATATGCCAGCCTCCTTATTCATCCGTCACGTAGACGACCTGGCCGTACTTCGCTGCATTCCCTCCGGCTCCGTGGATGTAATACAGAGCGGTAGACCCCTGGTCGATCTGGATGATCCCGTGTTTGGTGGTGTCCGTCCGGTCGAAGATGTTCGAGCGGGCAAGGTATTTCGCTTTCGGAAGGTTTTCAAACAGCTTGCAGGTGGCCGACAGGTCGTACCGGATGTCGCAGATCACGATCCTGCCGATCTTGATGCAGTTACTGGACCCGTGCGCGTCCATCCGTGTGCCCACCACCTGCGGCGAAAACCGGTTCACGAACGCTTCATCGATCTTCTCAAAGTTGTCATTCAGATCCCTGGAATTCGATACATAGTCATCGTCGTCCGGCAGATACAAATTTAGATTCTGAGTTACCGCCATTCAGTTTTCCTCCTTAGCTTTCCCCGCGGATAATGTTCCCGGTGCTCTCATATTCACATTCGCAGAACCCGTTCCAGTCCAGCGTCCTGGAAAAGATCGGATATACCGCCTCGGTGCCGTCCTCAATTTCCAGGCTGATCACGTCGCCGGCCTCGATAACCCAGTTCCCGACGGCACTGATCGCCGCCACGTAATACAGGCAGAAATGCTTGACACGGTCCACCAGCAGCTGCAGGTGGTTCCGGATCTCCTGTTCCGTGTCATAGTGCAGGAACGGGTTGTCTTCGATCGTGTAGATCACGCCTTCCCGCTCTGTGCCTTCAGCTTCGTCCCAGGTGTACTGTTCAAATTCGTCCCATGTCAGCTGATCCGCATCATTCCAGGTCAACGGTTCCGGAGGCTCACCCTCCGGCGGCTGCAGGACTTCTTCCTTTTCGTTCTCTCCGTCCGCAGACCATTTCGCCAGAATGTTGCTGATGTAAAATGGCGTCACCCGGTTGTAAAGCTCTTTCCATTTCAGATATCGCAGCTGCTTCCAGGTGTATGCGCTCAGATCTCCCCAGGTCTTCCCGTCAAACTGCTGCAGGTTCGTCGTCTCAAAGCTGAAGATCTGATCCCGCTTCAGGCTGAAATCATACCGGTGATTCTGAAACCACTGGAACTGCAGATATCCGTCCGGCGTGATCCTGGCATAACATCCGTTTGCTTCCGCGATCAGGAAAAGCAGATCCCTGCAGGAGCTGATCCCGCCACGGTCGAATTCCGTGACTGTCCGGCTCATGACGTCCGCGATCTCATCCCCCGCCACCGTGTCGACCATCACAAAGTCGCATAGTTCGTCGAACAGTTCCTGCAGTGTGCACGGGAATGTCATCAGATCCAGGAAGTCGTCCGCGTCCCGGTCGAAGCGCTGCATCCGGTCGTATCCCGTCAGCTCGATCACGCCTTTGCTGGTACTCTTCGGACGTTTCCCGCTGAAGATGCCGATCTGCACCCATTCCGTTCCGGCGCCCTGCTCCACGCCAAACTCGACCTTGAATTCACGCGTCCAGTTCAGCTGGTCTGTCTTCTGGGACCGCAAAAACGAAAGACTGACCTCCGCGGCGTATGCCGTTCCGAAGGTCAGATCGATATCCGGGTTCATGTAGCTCGTGATCCTGGCCCGGTCCGTGAAATCCTTGTCCTCAAAAATCATGTTGTCCGGTATGAACGTGACGCGGATGTGCTGCGGATTTCCGGCCTGCATTGCGCCGAAATAGTTATCATACGGATCGCCCTGGCTGATTGGATACTCGCAGGTCAGAATATCACCTGTATCAGCCCACAGGTTGTTTTCACCAACCAGCGTCTCGACCTCCTGGGCCGTCAGCTGGTAGGTCAGCGCTTCCCGCAGCGGGTAGACGATCTGCACAGACCCGAATGCCGTTTTGAAGTCCGATCCGGATGTGTAGTCAGAATTATGAATATAAACGTAATGTGTATCTGTTCCGCCGCTATAGACGGAGTTATCCGGGACGTTTCCGATCGCCCGCTCGTCGTCAATCGGCAGGAATGCGGAGCAGTAAAGCGTCGTATTCCGCGTTTTCCCGGTCTCTACGATGTCGGAAATTGTGGCCCGGAAACGCTGATAGGTGGACTGATACGTCCAGTTATAATCCCCGACCGTGACGCCCTTCCATTCCACCGTCAGCTCGCCAGCAAGCACGTTCAGCCGGCCCATATAGACCGGACCGGCCGCGGACTGCCAGGAGACGCTCAGCGAGGTATAATCTGTCGTATCTTCGCCGCTGTGCTTCAGAGTGAGCCCGTTATATCCAACGATCGGCCGCACATTCTCCGGCGAAGGGTCCCCGTCACCGCTCTGCTGGCACCGGATGTCAACGATCAGCTTCCGGAGCGCGTGCGCGGTGTTCGTCTCAAAACCGGCCACCGCGCCGCTGACGGTATCGTATCCGTATTTTTCCTCCAGATGAATCATGCCGGCACCTCTTTCAGTACTCGATAAAAACGTATTTCACCGGTTCAAAGATCAGCTCCGTCTGGCTCTCAGCCTTCCGGATCGGAAACTGAACGTCCGGCATATAGCAGCTGGCGGTCCGATAGCTGTCCGTTTCCGGCTCATAGTATTCGATCATGATGTTCCGCTGTGTCAGATCGATCATTTCATTCCGGATCAGCGCGTTCAGCGCCGCCAGCGATGTGTTCGACAGCGCCTTTGTCTCAAATCCGATTTCCACATGCGTCCGCGGCGCGACGTCCCGGTGGAGCAGGCCGGTGATCGCCCGGTTGTTCTCCCGCTCCACCCGCTGGACCTCCGCGGAGTAACTGCTGATTTTCATATATTCCAGGGGGATCTCGGTACCGCCGGATCCGCCGGCCTTGATCAGGTATCCTGCAAAAGCCATTTGATCAGCCTCCCATCGCCTCATACATTGCCAGGCTCTGCTTCACCGTGCGCCCCAGGGACGCGGAGGCGCTTGGCCTTCCGCTTCCGCTTTCCAGAATCCGCTGCAGGATCCGGTTCTGCTCACGCAGCAGCGCGTTCTGTGTTGCGAAGTTGTCCGCGCTCTGGCTGGTGGCGTCGTCCATGCTCTGGGCCAGCAGATCCAGCCCGGATCCGACGCCTCCGACGCCCGCCGCGTTCTGCCTGGACAGCGTCGTCCGCACCCGCCCGGAGGTCATTCCGTACGCCAGGTCATCCATTGCCTCGCTCACAACTCCGGCGTAACTGTTAATACCGGACGCGATTCCTTCAGGGATCCAGCGGCCTACCTGATCCCGCATCACCCGGGACGGGGATCCGATCAGCAGGGTTTTCTTCAGGGTCATCATGGCCATAATGCCCAGCAGCTGCATCACGGCAAACAGCCGGCCGGATGCCATGTTAATGCCGGCAATGATGCCGTTCACAATGTCCGATCCGCAGCCAGTCCAGCTGACCTTCTCGATCGCGCCTTTCGCCAGGTCCATCAGTGCCGTGGCCTTGGTGGTGAGTTCCTCTGTCTTGCTCCCCATGCCAGATTCAATCCCGGTGATCATCTTCTCGCCAGGAGTCTTCCAGTACCCTTCTCCACCCTCAAAAGACTTCTTCACGTCACCTGTGATTCCGGTTACCGTGGCCGCCAGGGAAAGGATCATGGAAGCAATGCCAGCCTGGATGCCGCTGATCATCGTCGCGCCGATCGGGAACATCTTGGCCGCGCTCACCTCATTGGAGATGGACGTCCGGATGACGCCGCCAATCAGTGCCGCGGTGGCCTGCAGTGTCTTCTTTCCGGTTTCCAGCGCCGTGTTCAGGTCGCCCATGGCCGTCTTCAGATCTGCCGCGGCCTGCGTCATCTCCGACATATCGTCGCCGAAAAGCAGATCTGCCAGGCTGCTCATGCCCTTCCCGGCAAACTTGCCCATTCCGCTCAGCGTTTCACCTGCGCCGCTCAGCGTTCCGCCGACAAATCCCGTCAGGCCCGTCCATACGGATCCAAGTCCTTCCTGAACCTTACTCCCGACGTCTGCCCAGTCAATCCCGAGCATGAAATTGTGCGCCGCGGTAAAGGCGTCCTGCATCAGCGTTGTCACGCCCTGGAAACCGCCAACGATCAGATCCGATGCGGCCTGTCCGATACTTCCCCATTCAATCCCGGTAATCAGATCGCTGGCAGCACTGGATACAACCGAAACCAACTGGGAAGCGGAAGACAGTCCTGTGCAGATCAGCTCACCAGCGCCCTGTCCGATGGCGCCCCAGTCTATTCCGCTCAGAAGCTGGCCGGCAGCGTCAGCAACGATGGAAACAAGCTGTGTAACTCCCTGCAGGCCGGCCACAATCAGTTCTCCGGCAGCCTTGCCGATCTCGCTCCAGTCAACACCGGACAGAAGGCTGTTCGCCGCATCGCCTACTGTTTTAAGCAGTTCATCCGCCACATTCAGCCCAGTGACCAGCAGCTCGCCGACTTCCTGGCCAACTGCGCCCCAGTTAATCGAGCGGATCAGTTCAGCGGCTCCGGCAAATGCCGCAGCAATGAATTCCCCGCCGTTCAGCGCTATGTTGACGGCGGTCTTAATAGCATCTCCGACCGTCGGCCACGGCTGGTTTTTCGCCGCTTCCAGGCCGCTGTTGAACAGATTCCCTAGGAAGGTTCCGGCGGAGTCCAGCACGCTCTTGATCCCGTCCAGGATCGCCGTGCCGATGCTCTCGTAGTTCATTCCCTCGCCCTTGGCAGCATCCCGGCCGCTTGTGAATAGGGTTTTCAGGAAATCGCCTGCCGCGTCGATCACGCTCTTGACGCCGTCCAGGATCTTCGTTCCGATCTCGCCGAACTTAATTTTGTTCACCGCGTTTTTCCCAGCGATGAAAAGCGTTTTCAGCCAGCCGCCGCCTTCCGTCAGGATGCTCTTGACTCCTTCAAGAATCTTGGATCCGATCTGCCCGAAGTTGATGCCACCGTTGCAGATTCCATCAACGGCGGAGCTGAACAGTTCGATCAGTTTCGTTCCCAGCGTACCGGCAGCACCGATGATTCCGTTGATCAGGGATACGCCGACGCCGATCCAGTCCACGTGCGCCAGGGACTCAATCAGCCCGGCGCCGAAGTCGAACAGCTTGCCCACCAGCTGCGGGAAGTTTTTGCCAAGGTTCTGGAGGCCTGTGGTCAGCCATCCGAGCAGCTTGTTGCTGATATCGCCCAGGCTGCTCAGCATACTGTCAAAACTCGATGTGATGTCCCCGCCGGTAAACAGCGCCGTCATGAAGTTCTTCGCGCTTTCCTTCAGCCGGTTCATGCTGTTCCCGAACGTGTTGGCCATCTTGCCGTAGGCGTCGCCTACCACATCCGCGTCCGTGGCCATCTGTTCCAGGTTCTCGTTGAAGGTGTCCACGTCCCCGGCGATCAGCATGGCGGCGTTCCCGGCTTCCACGCTTCCCCACAGGTCGACCATGCTCTTGCCGGTCTTGTCCGCGTAGGTCTGCATCATGCCGAAAACATCGCCCAGATCCGCGCCGGCGCTCATGGCTTCCTGGAAACTCATTCCGGCGTATTCCGTGCCTTTTGTGGCGGCCCGGAAAGCCTTGTCCGCCTTGGTGCCTGCCTTGCCGAGCTCCGTCATCGCAGAGCGCAGCTGCGTGGTTGCCTGGGCCGTCGGAACACCGGCAGCCGTCATCTGTGCCATGGCGGCGCCGACCTGCTCAAAACTGACGCCCATGGCCGCTGCCGTCGGGGTCACGTTTGCCAGGCTCGCGCCAAGCTCTCCGACCGTCGTAATACCAAGGTTCTGTGTCTGCATCAGGACCTTGGAAACCCGGTCCATGGCGTCCTCTCCGCTGACGCCGTAGGCGTTCATGGTCTTCGCCGTTGCGCTCAGGGCGGTGTCAATATCCGTGAAGCCTGCCGTCGCCAGCCTCGCGCTGCTTTCCAGCATCGCCGTCAGGTCTTCCATCGGTACGCTGGCGGATTCCGCACTGTACGCCGCTTCCGCCAGGGTGGTCGCTCCCAGGCCGTATGCACTGGACAGGTTCAGGATGTCCGAAGACAGCTGCTGGAACTCAGCGTCCGTGCCCTTGAACAGCGTGCTGACCTTGGCCATGCCCGTCTCGAACTCGCTGGTGTTTCCGATGCTGTCCGAGATCAGCTTGCCGATGCCAAGGGCGACAACTGCACCCTTCAGCGAGGATGCAAGAGACCCGGCAATCGAATTCCCTGCCTTTTTCCCGGCCGCCTGGCTCTCCCCGTTCAGGGCGTCGCTGATGGACCCGCTGATCCCCTGTGCGCTCGGAACGATCTGCACATACGCTTTCGCGAGTTCGGTTGCCATGTCTACACTTCCTTTATCGTCGAGACCGCCTGCTCCCAGGCGGCCCTGAATGCCTCACCGTTATCGAATGCAATGGTTTCGTCTTTCTTTTCTTCCTCTGGCCGGCTTGTCAGCTTTTCAAAAATACTGTCCGGTTTGTTCCGCCCGTTCATGCCGTCCTTAGTCTTGGCCCAGACCAGCAGGCTCAGCCGGTCCACCGCGGCCGCCAGCAGCAGCGTCTCCTGATCCGCCTGGACGCCGGCGATCTTCATCTTGATCCGGCTGTTTTCCCGTAAACCGGAGGAAAGCGCCGCCGCAGTTTTCAGCGGCAGCGCCCTCCAGTCCAGGATCCCGTAGGTTTCCGCCAGGTCACAGATCAGCGCGGTTTCGTCCTCGTGGATCATGCCGGCCAGGATCATCAGTTTTTTCCGGTGTCCCCCAGCTTGTCGAAGATCTCTTTCATGCAGTCCACCACCTTCGAGATCTGGACGACGCCGTCTTCCCGCAGGTGGTCGTAGAGTTTCTTCTTTTCTTCCTTGCTCAGGAGCCTGCCGACGACCCGGCTGATGGCGTATCCATTGCCTTCATCCAGGTCAACCAGGTCGTCCAGCAGTTCCATATTGTTCAGTGCGTTGTCCTGCACTTCCAGGGTCAGTCCGTTGTCCAGCCGTACTTTCTTCATGATGCTCCTCCTTTACTCATTGGGTCAGGTGCTGGTGGGCGATCCGACGGTCATATACTCATAATGAGTATTGCCGCTCGTGTCTGCCTTGCCGCGCACGGTGATCTGGTATCCCACCGCTTCGTCGTCCTTGTAGGTGATCTCGCCGATCTCGGTGATGACGCCCTTCGGGATGACGATCCGCTTCGGGTTGTTGCCCTGCATGACCATCTCAATGACCCATACGCAGTCAGGCTGCACAGCGCTGTTGCTGGCGATGCTGATCTTCTTCGGCGAGCTCTGGGTCGCGGCGGTCACGGTGACGTTCGCGTCCACGTAGACGGCCTTCAGCACGTCCTCGTTCATGACCTCCAGCAGGGTAAACTGGAAGTCGTCCGTCCTGTCCAGATCCGGGATCAGCACGGTATCCCCGCCCCAGGCCTTGATGCCGTCATCGGAGTTCTCCATCGTATGGGTCACGCCGTCCTCGCTGACATAGCCCAGCAGCTTCAGATCGGTGTCCAGATCGGTCGTGGCGTCGGTCGGAACCGTGACGTCAGCGCCGCACACAGCCCGATAGATCGCACCGGCGACTTTCGGTTTGCCAAAAGTGACGTTTTCTTTGGTATTCGCCATAGGTTTAATCTCCTTCCATGTAATAGATGTCGAATACCGCCTGGTAGCGGTATTCCTTGGTTTCCGGGTCGGTGAAGTTGTAGGCGCTGTTCAACTTGCTTTTCCCTACGTTCTCCACCTCAATGAGGCTCCGCATGGCCTGCTCCGCGTCCTGGCTCATCTGGGCCGCTTCCAGGAGTGATCCGGATGAAATGGACTGCACGGCGATCGTCGCCCTCAGAATGTGGTTTTCCTCATCTGCGGCGGTCTTTTCGATGATCCAGTACTTCGCCGGCGGATTCTTCGGCCGTTCCGCAAACACGGCTGTCGTGTTCATCTTGGTCGAAAGATGGCTGATCACCGTCGCCTCAATCAGAAAAGAAGGCGCATCCGGTTCTTCCGTCTGCGCCGCCTGCTGTGTGGTTTCGGTTGCTTCCGTCGTTTCGATTTCCTCCGTCATCCTTTCACCGCCTTCAGCAGAGTGTTGTTTTTCATGTTGTCCCGTTTCGCGGCATTGGTCGCCGCGATCACGGAGGCGTTCACGCGGGTCGGCCCTGTGTAGGTGCTCACCTGGTAGCCTTCCCCTGCCCGTGTGGCAATTCCCTCCGCCAGCTGCTTGCAGAAGGCCTTCATCTCAGCGCTTTTCAGCAGCGCTCTCACGCCTTCGCTGTTCAGTTCGACCTTAACAACCCTACCCGACACGTTCCACCAGCACCTTTCTGTTCCAGTCCATGGGAATCATGTCTTCGATCCCGATGGTACTGAATCCGATGGTGTGCCAGCGCACGCCGAAAAACTCGACGTCCGCGTCTTCCCAGGTATTGGTGTCTCCCTTCGGGATCGCCAGCTGGTATTTCACTTTTTTGCCGTTCAGGCTCAGTTCGCTGATGATTTCGTCTCCGGTCTGGCTCAGCGGCGCCACCAGCACGTTCTGGACGGTGACTTTCGTTTCCGTCTCGATGGGCCGGTTGAAAGCGTCCGTTCCGGTGCTCGACTTTGTGTACAGATCAACCGGGATTCCCTTCAAAAGGCTCGCCATAGAAGTTGATCACCCCAATCTGCTGCCGTCTGAGCCCAAGCCTGGCAAGCTCGCTTTTCTTGATGAAAAGCCCGCCGCCCGGGACCAGATAAGTTCCGGATACACTGTAGCCCAGCGCAGCCTGTGAGAACTGCGACAGCGGCTCCTGATCCGTGCTGGTCATCAGTGTCCGCGCTACCACGTCCACCGTGACGGATTTGGCCACCGCAGCCAGATCTGTGCTGGCGGCGACCATGGCGTCCAGGTCCTTGTGGACCTTTGCGGCTTCCTCCCGCAGACTGGAACAAACCACAGGAATCAGCGCTGCTGCACGTGTCTGTTCCGCGGCAGAAAGCGCACGCCAGAGCGTCTGAACATCCTGCACGGTTGCGTAGTCACTGCTCGCCATCAGGCCTCAGCTCCTTTTTTGACGGTCTTCTTCTTCGGTGCCGTCTTGGCCGGGGCCTTCTCCGGTTTCGTTTCCTTCACCGGCGCGGTTTCCTTCGCTTCCGTGATTTCTTCCCAGTCCGGTCCTTCCAGACGGCAGGGGGAGATGACCTCCACCCCTACCCGCCTGTTCAGGAATTTCATCAGGCCGTCGCGATCTTGGCGAAGGCAGTGCCGTCGAGGATGCCCCAGCCGATGTACGCTTCGCCGCGGAGATAAACCTGGTTGTGACCCTTCAGGTCGCCGGCATCGGAGTCGTTGTCCGGGTTGCCGTACTGGATGACTTCCATGGGCATTTCCTTCGCGATGCCCCATTTGAAGTAGTTCTGGAAGTCGCCCACATAGCAGCGGGCCTTCGCGCTGTTGAACTCGATGGTGTTGTTGAAGTCCACCTGCAGGCCGCGGAGGGTTCCGGGCTTGCCGCCCCAGGCCAGTTCGGGGAACAGGGGCCGGTTGTCGCTGTCCACCATGGCGGCCAGCGCGGCGCGGATGGTGCTGCCCATGGCGGCGCCGGTGACCTCATGGTCGTAGGCGTTCACGCCGGCGATCGCAGCCTCGATGTTTTCGTCCGCGGTGGAGCTGCTGTTCAGATAGGTGATGGACGTGCTGCAGGCATAGTCCAGGTGGTTGTTGCCGATGGTGCCGCTGGCAGCGTTGCCGGTGCGCGGGTTCACGCCGTGCATGGCCATGATGTCGAAGCCGCGGGCCAGTTTCCGCGCCCAGCCTTCGGAGAAGGCGCGCAGGATGTCCAGGGCCACTTCTTCGCTGCCGTAGATGAACTCATCGGAAACGCGCATGCCGTACTCGACCTTGATCGGGACGATGGTCACGCTGCCGACCTGGCCGCCACCGGCGCTCTTCGCGCCCGCTTCGGCGACGACGTCGATGTCGTTGTCCATGTTGAAGGTGAATTCCTTATTGCCGTTGAAGGCGATGGGGCTCTGGCCGCACAGGGCCGCGATGGAGCTCTTGCCTTTCACCAGGTTCATGAACCCGGGTACCAGCTCCTGGGGGAAAAGGGATCCGCGCGCAATCGCGTTCGCAGTGTTCGGAAGACTCATAATTTTTTACCTCCTGTTTTTTAAGTTGTGGTTTCCACGATCTTCATATAGACCGTTTCCGGCTCGCAGCCGGACGTCTGCAGGGTGAACCATTTTTCACCCGTCAGGTATTTCGCATCCTCGGCCTTGATGTACAGAACAAACTTGCCCGCACTCATGCCGAGGTCGGATGCCTCTGTCGCGTCTCCGGAGGCCATCGTTGCGCTGGCCCCGGTGTCATCCGTGAATTTCACGCCCACAATGGACGCCAGACCCGTGTCAATGCCGAATCCGAGCCACTTGTGGGTTCCCCAGGTGGCTCCGTGGTTGGCATCCGCCAGGTCGCTCACTTCGCAGTCCAGCGTGATCGTGATCACGTTGTCCGCCAGCGTCACCGTGGCGTGCCCGCTGTTCGATGCGGTTTCCGCGGTCGGCATGTTCGCCGGGGTCGGAACCGCCAGCACATCCAGGTCGAAGTTGTCCGGCGCGACAATGCCGGCGTCCTTCAGCGCCGTGATCAGGGCGTTGAATTCCGCCTTCGTCGGGGATCCGGACGCGTAGCTGACGGTCACCGCCTGCTTCGCAATGCCGGCAGCCTCCGTGGTCGCCAGCGGGCGGGTCTGTTTCCGGCTGAAGGTGATGTCCTTCAGCTTCTGCTTCACCGCGTCGCTGATCACGATTCCGCTGCCGGGATGCGCGTCCTCATCCCATGCGCCGCACGTCAGGACCTTCGCAATCCGGTCCGGAGCAATCACATCCTCCGCCAGAATGCCGACGGCCGTTGCGTCGTTCACGGGTTTTCCGTTCGCGTCCAGAGGCGTCCCCGCGTAAAGCGTGTTGATTCCATGCTTCCACGCGATGGTTTTCTGTGTGTACTGGTTCGCCATGGTTACGCCTCCATCTGTTTATTGTTCTCTGACCGACTTCAGCAGGTTCTTCAGGGCTGCGTCCTTGCCGTCGCTGGCGCCTTCGCCGGTGGGCCGGTACATGGGCGCCGGCTGCTGCTGACTCTTCAGCAGTTTCGCCAGGTTCTCCGCGTCTGCCCGCATGGCCTCTTCGTCCGCTCCGGAAAGCCGGTCTGCCAGCTCTGCCGGAAGTCCTGTTTCGCGGGCAATTCGCATTTTTACCGAGTTGGTCTCGTATTCCCGCACCTTCGCTTCCAGCTCTGTGATCCTGCCGGTCTGGCCGTTCAGGGTTTCGATCTGTTTGTTCAGATCTGTGATCGTTGACTCAAACCCGGCGATCTTTTCGTCTTTCTCCGTGATCTGAGCCTGGAAGGACTTCGTCACGGTGTCCCGCTCCCGTTGCAGTCTGGATGCGAGCACCCGGTCCAGCTCTTCCTGTGTGTTGATCGGTGTGAATTCTCCCATGATGTTGCCTCCTCCCACTTAACCCGGTGGTATCGGTCTGTATTTACTGACGCGTAAAGCGTTAGTAGCTGATTTTCTGCCGTGTGACAGTCTTCTTGGTTTTCTGCCCGCAGATCCACTGCGCCAGGATCATGCTGTCCATCAGCGCGATGTCGTAGGCGTCGTTGATGCTCTTGTACCCGAATCCGCCGTTGCTGCCGATCTGCCGCTTTTCGCAGTTCGTCACGCTGTTCACCATGGACGGCTGGCCCATGTGACACAGTTCCCTGGCCGCCAGGCGTTCCTCAAAGCTCGCGTTGGCCTTGATGATCTCCACGACCTTCGGCAGCGTCGTCCGGTAGAGCTTCGCGTCCCGCATGGCCTCCTTCAGGAGGTGCTGGCCGCTGGCCCCGTCGATCACCACCGCCTCGTACTCGATTTTCCGCAGGAAAGCCACAATCCAGTCCGTCCCGTCCCGGAACGGCCGGCAGTCAATGCCTTCAACGAAAATCCGGCCGTCTGCGGTCCGGATCGCGATGGAAACGGCCACCGTGTCCGTCTTGGAGTACTTGACGCCGACAAAAATCGAGCTGCGCAGCTCCGGTTTTCCCGTGCATTGCAGCTCGTCCCATTCTGCGCGGCTGACCGCGCTCTTCAGGTTGTAGCGGATCCAGTAGCCCAGCCGCTGGATGTTGAAGTCCAGCTCGTTTCCGCCGATCTCCGCCTTGACAGCTCGTTCCTTCAGGATGGAGCCCAGGCTTGGGTTGCATTCGTACCAGGCGTCAACGTCCGTCTGTTTGTGGATTTCGTCCACGGACCATTCAGCCCAGCCTGTGTCTTCCATCCCATCCTTCAGGATCGCGTCCCGCATGTGCATAAACACGGTCCCGCTGGATTCTGTGGTAGGCGGCGTTCCGCAGAAGATCGTCTGCGGGTTCGGCGCCGCGCTGACGACGTATTTCAGGCTGGTCTCCTGGTCTTCTGTGTACTCCTGGGCCTCATCGATGATCATCAGGTCAAAACCTTCGCCCAGGCCGCCCTTGCTGGTCCGCGTCCGGAAATGAATCACGCCGCCGGTTTCCTTGCACCGGATCGTCTCCTGGCCCAGCGCCCCGCTGTCCTTGTGCGGGATCTTCGCATCGTCCAGCAGATCCTTCAGGCGCTCCCAGGCACTCCGGCTGGTGGTGGTCCGGTGGGCTGTGTGCAGGATGTTCTCCCCGTTTTTCAGCCCCCAGAGCTCCCGGATGCTGACCACCTCGTTTTTCCCGTTCCGACGGGGAACGGCATACCCGAATTTGCTGTGCGTCCACTGATCATCGGCGTTTCGCGCCATGATGTCCCGGATCAGCAGCCGCTGCCACTCCATGGCCGTCCGTTCGGTGGTTTCGTAGAGCGCGACCGCTTCATCACCCAGCGTTTCGTCATACGGCAGCACCACGCTGGTTGTAGGAGTCTGGCGGCCTTTTCGGACCTCCATCTCGCTACCTCCAATCTGATGCCAGATTCTTCACGTCCCCGGCCTCCTTTTCCGGGAACAAACTAAAAGCGCGGTCTTTCCGCGCCTTTATCCTTAGTGTACCCGCCTCCGTTTGGATCCTCGCGGGTCATAGATCACCTGGCAGTGGCAGTTGTTGTGCCTCCGCCAGACGTCGTTATTCCGGTCCCGGACATCCTCGTACGGATAAATGCCGGCGAGCCCGCTGCACCACTTGCAGCACTTCCCGTCGGCAATCCGCTGGACCAGGACCGTCAGGCCGGCGTCACTCTGGAAACCGGCGTTTTCCCGGACGAAATCGTCCACATGGCCTTCCAGGAAGTTCGCCACCTGATCCAGGAACAGTTCCTGGCTGTTCTCGAAGGTCGGTGCGTTGCAGATCCCGGTGATGATGCCGTCAATCTGATCCTGGTTCAGCTCCGGCGTGATCGCCTTCATGCCGATGCCGGCTTCCCGGTTCAGATCTTCCTGGATCATCGCCGCAACCTTCCCGACA